ATCATCAATGAAGACCAAGAAAAAGCAGAACAATTATTTCACGAGATCGTCGTTGAGAAGTCACGTGAAATCTATGAATCAATTATCGCTGAAGAAGACCTAGAAGAAGGTGAAGACCTAGAAGAAGGTGAAGACCTAGAAGAAGGCTTAGAAGAAGAGCAAGATGCTTTAGAATCTGAAGAAGTTGCGATGGAAGACGAAGAATTTGGCGACGAAGAAGGCGAAGACTTAGGCGTTGAAGGCGACGAAGAAGACTTCGGCGATGAAGCAGACCTAGAAGCCGGCGATGAAGAAGGCGAAGGCGACATTGAAGACCGCGTTATCGACCTAGAAGACAAGCTAGACCAGCTAATCGCTGATTTCGAAGCTGAAATGGGCGGCAGTGACGAAGGCGAAGATGAATTCGGCGGTGCTGACGAAGAAGGCGGCGAAGTAGCTGATTTCGGTGATGAAATTGCGGCAGGCGACGAAGGCGACGAAGGCGACGAAGTGATGGAAGCTGTTCAACTAAAGAAAGTTACAGTAACACATGGTGACAATGGTGCTCAACCAAAGAGCCCAACACTACAAAACCCAAAGCGCATTGAAACAGGCGGCAAGCCAGTAAAGTTTGACGGTGCTGAAACAGCTCCTACAGCTCCAAAGAAGCCATCAAACGCTTACTCAAAGGGCGAAAAGACTGATGATGCTGGTAACGTAAACAAAGTTGGTGGCAACGCAGGCAAACTAAAGCCAGCTACAAAGCCAACAACATCACAAGCTAGTGGCGTAAACAACAAGAGTGTAGTTGGCGAGTCAAAGACAGCTAAGCGCCGCATCTAAGGAACATAGGGAAATGGCATTGTACCTAGAAAGAGAGATAATGTTGCTAGAAAACACTAGGGCTTATCTCTATCGCTGGACCCACATACCTACTGGAAAGTGGTATGTGGGTTCGCGAACTGCTGTAGGTGCCCATCCAGAAGACGGATACTATTGTTCTAGCGCAGAAGTCAAGCCATTGATATTAGCAAACCCGCAAGAGTGGAAACGTGAAATATTAGCTATCGGTGAACCACTATACATTCGTAATCTAGAGACAAAATATCTAACTAAAATTGAGGCTGCTCAGGATAGCATGAGTTTCAATAAGCATAATGGCGGTGATAAGTTTTACTTTACTGGAATGAATCACTCGGCTGAAACAAAAGAAAAGTTGAGAGTTGCGTTTACTGGTTCAAAACATTCAGACGAAACTCGCGCCCATTTTTCTAAGATCAGACAAGGTGAAGGTAATCCATTCTTTGGTAAAAATCACAATGATGATACTAAACAGAAGCTGAGTGCAGCGGTGACAGGATTCAAGCACACTGACGCAGCTAAGGCAAAAATAACAGCAGCACAAACAGGCAAAGCTCGTTCGGCGAATGCCCGAAGTGCCATTTCTGCTGGAATAAGTAGCTTAGCGAAGAAAAAATGTAGTCACTGCGGCGGAGAATTTTCCCCAGCCCTCTTCGGACGTTGGCATGGTGACAACTGTACAAGGAAAGATACAAAATGAACAAGAGACTATTACAAGAATATCTTGCTCCCTCTTCAAACAGAATGGTCACTGAATCAGAAGCGAACTCTGAAGGTGGCAAGAGTTTCTACATGAAAGGCATATTTATTCAGGGAGGAGTTCGCAACGCAAACGAACGAATTTATCCAGTAGATGAAATCGAACGAGCAGTAGCAACTATTACTGAACAAATTAAGAACGGCAACTCTGTTTTAGGTGAAGTAGATCACCCAGATGATCTAAAAATCAACTTAGATAGAGTTAGTCACATTATTACCGATATGTGGGTTGAAGGACCAACAGGCTTCGGGAAACTAAAAATTCTACCAACTCCTATGGGCGATGTTATCGCTAAGATGCTAGGTGCTGGTGTGAAACTCGGTGTCAGTTCTAGAGGCAGCGGCAACGTTGACGAGATGACTGGCAAGGTCAGTGACTTTGAAATTGTCACTGTGGACATTGTAGCACAGCCAAGTGCGCCTAATGCTTACCCAAAAGCAATTTACGAAGGTCTAATGAACATGAAGAATGGTCATAAGATTATCGAAAATCTAAAAGGCGACCGTAACAGTGCGAGTGTTCAGCGATACTTGCAAGACGAAGTAGTTCGTCTTATCAAGGATCTAAAAATCAACAAGGGGAATTAAGCATGTTTGATGCTATCAAACCACTACTTGAAAGCGGCCTCGTTAACGGCGAAACTGCCCAAGCTATCAATGAAGCATGGGAAGCAAAGCTAAGTGAAGCCCGCGAACAAGTTCGTAGTGAACTCCGTGAAGAGTTTGCTAGAAAATACGAACATGACAAGAACGTTATGGTCGAAGCCCTTGACAAGATGGTAACAGAAGGCCTTCAAGCTGAAATCAATGAATTCCAGCAAGAGCGCCAAGCAATGAACGAAGACCGCGTAAAAGCACAAGTAAAGCTACGTGAAAACGCAAGCAAGTTCAATGAATTCATGGTTAGTAAGCTAGCCGAAGAAATCAAAGAACTACGTGCTGACCGTCAAATTCAACTCGAATCACGTGAGAAGCTAGAGCAATTCGTTGTTCAAGCCCTAGCTCGTGAAATCAAAGAGTTCGAAACTGACAAGCGTGCAGTTGTTGAAGCTAAAGTGAAATTAGTAGCTGAAGGCCAAAAACAACTAGAAGCTCTAAAAGCTAAGTTCATCAGTGAGAGTGCTAAGAAACTAAACACTGCTGTTACAGGTCAACTCAAAGGCGAAATCAGCCAGTTGAAAGAAGACATCAAGAGTGCTCGTCAGAGTGCCTTTGGTCAACGTCTATTTGAAGCGTTTGCTGCCGAATTCAGTGCTACTCACCTAAATGAGAAAGCTGAAACTCGCAAGCTAATGGCTCAACTAGAAGAAGCTCAAGTTCAACTAGCAGAAAGTAAAAAACAAATCGATTCTACTAAGCAATTAGTTGAGTCAAAAGAACGTGAAGTTCGCATCATCAAAGAGTCAAATCTACGTGAAAAGGCAATGGCAGAATTGCTAGGCACCCTAAACGAAGAGAAAGCTCAAGTAATGAAGAACTTACTAGAAAGCGTACAGACACCAAAGCTAAAGTCCGCTTTCGATAAGTATCTACCAGCAGTACTAAACACTGTTGTTGAGACAAAGCCTGCTGCAAAGAAGGCAATGATCAGCGAGAGTATTGAAGTAACTGGTGATAAATCTGCCGTTAAGACTGAAGTTGAAGGAGATGATAATCTCGTAGACTTCAAACGCTTGGCAGGGCTTTAAAAATCGACATATCTACAGGAGAAACATAAAATGTCAAAAGTACTATTAGAGAGCCGTTGGGGTGAAACCAAAGAAGCCCTCCTAGAAGGTCTCAAGGGCACAAAACGCTCAACAATGGGTGTTATCTTAGAAAACACCAAAAAGCAACTACTAGCTGAATCTTCAGCCGGTACAACAACTGCTGGTAACATTGCTACACTAAACCGTGTAATTCTACCAGTTATCCGTCGTGTAATGCCAACCGTTATCGCTAACGAATTGGTAGGCGTACAGCCAATGACAGGTCCAGTAGCTCAGATTCACACACTACGTGTACGTTATGCTAACAGCATGACTGACTCTTCAGCTGCAGCAACTTCAACAACAGCTGGCGAAGAAGCACTATCACCATTCAAGATCGCTCAGGCGTATTCTGCTGGTACAGGCGCTACTCAAACTGCTTACACAGCCGCAAACACAGCCGCTCTAGAAGGCGCTGGTGGTCGTCAGATCAGTGTACAAATCTTGCGTCAAGCTGTTGAAGCTAAGTCACGTAAGCTACAAGCTCGTTGGACATTCGAAGCCGCTCAAGACGCACAAGCACAACATGGTATCGACGTTGAAGCCGAAATCATGGCTGCTCTAGCTCAAGAGATCACTGCTGAAATCGACCAAGAGATTCTATTGTCTCTACGTAGTCTAGCCGCTACAGAATTCACTTACAACCAAGCTACCGTTTCTGGTACAGCTACATTCGTAGGTGACGAACACGCCGCTCTAGCTGTTCTAATCAACCGTACAGCTAACCTAATCGCTCAACGCACTCGTCGTGGCGCAGGTAACTGGGCTGTTGTTTCTTCTGAAGCTCTAACTGTTCTACAGTCAGCTACAACATCTGCTTTCGCACGTACTACAGAAGGTACATTCGAAGCTCCAACAAACACTAAGTTCGTTGGTACACTAAACAACGCAATGCGTGTGTTCGTTGACTCATATGCTCCAACAGGTACAGCAGTACTAGTTGGTTACAAGGGTTCTTCAGAAACTGACGCTGCAGCGTTCTACTGCCCATACGTTCCATTGATGAGCAGTGGTGTTGTTCTAGATCCAGCAACATTCGAACCAGTCGTATCATTTATGACACGTTACGGATATGTTGAGCTCAC